ATCTGGTGCAATTGATAATGTAGCTACATCTATCCAATTTACACCATTATCAAATGATTTTTGAACTATAGTAGTTGTAGTATAACCATCTTTTTTAGCTGATACATTAATTGTACCACCTACTGGACCTGCTTGACATGGACTACACCCACTACAAGTACCAAATGATACAACATCTCCGGTACTACCTGTTACTTGTGCAACTGTTGTTGCATTTAATCTATACCATGCTGCAGGTGCATATGCCACTGGTGTAGCAGGTGTTGTGACAGGTACATATGGTCCAAGATTATTTAAATAAAGTTTAGTATTATTTGCAAAAACTTGATTTTCACCATAAACTATCATAGTACCATCTGGACAACAACAAGATGTACATAACGTACCTGATTTACAAACAGTAAATGGATAAAGTACATTACATTGGCAGTTTGCACAAATAAAGACTTGTGTAACTGCTCCATTATTTTGACCAACTTGTAAAGCATTAGCGCCAGGACCAGGTAGTAAATAATAACCAGGTGCTACGCCATTAGTTAAACCAGTATTAGTATATAAAGCACTATTAGATTCAAAAGTTGAACTAGTTCCATAAACTACTTGTAATGGTCCGCCAGAACAACAGATAGTGCATCCGTTTTGATTATTATTATATTGAACAGTAAAAGCATAATATGTAGGTGTACATGAACATCCTGTAGTGTCTATTTGAACACACGGTGTATTAACGCCATTAACACATGATGAAATATTACCGTTTGTAGTAATATAGAATGTACCAGATGCATCTGTATAATAACCAGGTGTAGCAGGAATTGTACCGTATGGATCTTGGAATCCTGCAGTTGAATTTGCAAGAGTTGCAGGTGTAGTACCATTTACATAAACAGTAGATTGAATAGCACCTGCAGAAATTGTATTACAGAATGAATCACATGCAGTTGATGCAAATGTTGTAGTAATACCTGGTAAAGTAGGTGGAATAACTACTGGTACTGTAATACCAATATTGTTACCTAATTTAACTAATTGAACTTTACAATTTGTCTTTTGACCAGGAATATAATCTGAAATAGAATTAACAAAATACCATGCATCTTTAACAAACACATAATCATTAAACTTTAGATCTAAAATATCATTGTAGTCTAACACAAAGTTAGCTTCTACTATTCTAGAATATGGATCAAATGTTACATCATACCAGGTTTTCCAGTATGTGTTAAATGTAGTTACATTTGTTTGACCTTTACCTGGTGCTGGTATATTACCAGTTGCAGTTACTTCTGTATCCCAAAATGGAGGTTCATTTTCCCAGTTTAAATCATATGTTGTAGATGTTACTGGCCAAGATGAATATTGACTCATTAATGGATATGTTGTTGATGGCGTAGGTGCACTTCCTTGCATGTACCAATTACACGGCGCAGGTTGTAATCCATTATAGAATACTAATCTCAATTTAGGTTGAATTGGTTCTCTTTTACCAGGTTGCGAAGGATCGTTTGTTTGTGAATCTTTTGCAATATGTGGAATCAAGAATTTAGCAGCTTCATTATAACCAATATTATTAGGAGCAGTTCCAGTTCCTTGTTTCCATCCAATTGAAGCTAATGGTGTTGGTGCAAATTGATCTTTATATTCTTTAGTACCTTTAATCAATTCATTGGTTGAATCCAAGTTTAATTGACCATAGGTTTGTTTATATTCTAATTGATAGTTATAATTTAAAAAATCAGCATCTTCTTGATCTTTATAGATTTGAAATCTTTCTTGATCAAAGAAAAGAGGTTTAATAACCATATCTTTACTTGCATCAAGTTTTTCTGTCCAGTCTTTTGAATTTCCTTGAAGAATCCAATCTTTCCATGGCGTAATTTCAAAATGATTTGCTTGGAATTTAGAAGGTACAAACACTAATCTAAAACGATTAATGATTGACTTCATAAAATCAATCTTTCTAATATTCGCAGGCATAATACCATTAAATGACATTACATTTGGTGCAGCAAAACATTCAAATCTTTGAGTAAAGAATTCGATAGTTGAGCTACCAGAATAAATTGGGCCACCTCCAGAAACAGTATATGTTCTAAATTCAACTTTAACTATTTGACCTGGATTTAAAGCGGCATATAAACCAACTTCCCAATTACCGCTCGGATATAAAATTGGATCGATATAAACTTGGTTATCATATGCTGGAATTAACCACGTATCACTATATGAATCTAATACTTGACCTGTTATAGCATCTTTTAATTCAGCCACGTATCCGACATAACGATCTTGATGTATACCACCTGCATTTAATGTAATTGTTGGTGAACTAATTCTAAATGAATAACTACCAGATGTTGGCGCTGTATAGGTTGCAGTAGTTTGATTATAGTTATTACCTGGATCTGATATTTCTGTACCACCCCAAGTAAATTGAGCAGCTATAACATTTGAATAATATGAGTTATTTTCTGCTAAAAATGTATTGGCATTATCTAATTCTGCTTGTGATATGTTTTCTGAAATAACATACAAGCTTTTAAATAACGTATCATTTAAAAATTGAGAATCGTATGTATATCCAGCTTCTTCAAAGATTTGATCCCATAAAGCTTTAGCTCTAATCTGAGGTTTCCATTGTGTTAAAAGTAATGGATATGATGAATTTGTAAATGATCCTTTTGAACCTGTTACTGGATCACCTGTAAAGTTTGCTGATAGTGTTGGTAATGCTGGTTGGTTATTTTTATTATATGTGTAACCCCATTCAATTAGACCATAAACTACATCTCCATTAAATAAATTACCAGTCCAAGAATTAGAAATATTAGTGTAATCTTTAGAGTGGTTATATTTGTTTAAATTTACTTCATTCAAGAAACCACCACCAATCTTGGTACCAAAATCTGATGTAGCACCATAGAACGTAATCTCATATTCTACTGAGTTATCTTGATCGTTATTATAGATGGCATTTAATGTAATATTACCATTTTGAAAAAAGATACCACCGTCTAAAATATATGCATCTGCTTTTTTAGCAGCATCAAAGTCCATAGAGTTTACATTAAAGACACCCTTGAAATACGGACCATTAATTGATGTGTGTGGTACTTTAAATGTTTTTGAAAACACTGAAGTAGCAGCAGTAGGATCTACAATGTTTTGCACTGATAGATTCATTTTCATTGGATCTGCTGGATGCAAATCTAATGCTACGTATTCTGTACTTCCTTGCTTCTTTGCGTATAATTGGATTGCCATATTATAATATTTCTTTTAATTTTTGTTGGTATGCTTGTGAAGCTTCTTCTGGCGTATTGAAATTACCTAAATGAACTGCTTTAGAATTTATTTTAATAGTTGCTTGATACGTATTAAATTTTGTTTTTAAAACACCTCTAGGCAAATCATACTTTCTTTTTTTATCTTTTGATAAATTATCTCTATGAGAAATTCTTTGTAGATTTACTAATCTATTATCACTTTTAATATTATTAATATGATCAATTACAAAACCAGTTCTACCCATTGGAATATGATTTAAAAATGCCATACCTACTAAAACATGTACTCCAATAATTTTACCATTAATATTATATGAATGATAACCTTTTTTATCAATTAATGGTTTTAAAATTTTAGGATTCTTTTTTATATACGATTTAACTCTTCCTAAATCGGATACTTCATATTTTTCATGACCGGGTATTACTTTCCAGTTTTCCATAATGTTTTTTTCTTTAAATATACTAAATATTTTCGACATTTGAAAGCTTTTTTAGACTTTTTTTCCAGAAATAAAGCTTTGGATTCCATTGCTTTTTCTTTGTTTCCCCGGCGGGAGTTTGTTGTTTTGTTAATATAACCTTTTTCTCTTCTTTCATATTACAAATTTTGAAGCTTTTGTTGATTCGCTAATTTAATAGTAATGTTTGCTTGAACTAATTTAGTTTGTCTAACATTTTTTGTAGTATATGACGTATTAGTTACTGTGCAATCATATGGATAAACATCTGATAATTGATTTTTAGGATCTTTAATCCACGCTAATACTTGTGGTGATTTAACTAATCCTTCTACTAAATCTACTTGCTCTTGTGTTAACCAATCTGTTTGCAAAGCGTATACTGTTTCTGCTTGTTTATTAAATGGTTTATCACCACCTTTAATTGCTAATGAACCAACTGGATACGATGACTCGATGTTAGTTGTATTATTAATATGAGGTACTGGTTTAGAGCCAGAATAATCTAATTGCTCTTGATAATAAACTTCTTGTGAAGTATTTATTGTCTTTTCTGTGAACATAGTAAAGTTCATATAATCTCTACCACCTAAAGTGTTAAACCATGAAAGTCTAACTCTTGGATATAATGGTACACAATATTCTTGTATATTAAACGTGTACATTTTAGTTACTGGTGAACCTAAATCACAACCAGGTCCTTGTGGATCTTTACTATAACCTTGAATAGTTACTTTGTAACCAGGTGCAGAAGACCAACCAAATACTTCATGTAATTTATCTATGCCTGCTAATACATGAACTAACGAATAACGTGCATCCGTGCTTGGTGTTGAATCACAATTGGCTCTTTGACTGTAACCATTAGCTGTAATTAAAGGCATGTCCTGCGTGTCGACAAGAGTTCCTGCAGCATTGTATAATTGGTATCTAAATGCAAAGATAGAATTTTGTTGACCACTTTGTGTAACTGGAGTCCAGTTAATAAAACTCAAAACTGTATTGTCAAAAGCATATACATCTTGCTCTAATTCATTAAATGATAGTGCAGTTGCTAAACCTAAATTATGGTCATAGTTTAAATTATAATTGAATGGATTGCCACCAAAAATACCCGACATAAAGGTTGATTGCATTTGCCATTGTTGTTCTTGATCTTCTAATGAAGCTGAGAATACTGTAACTGGTGTAGTTACTGCACCCATTTGAGTATTACCAGAATAAAGAGCATATGAAGGATCTCCAATCGTATCTGTTTGACCATTATAGATTGAAGTTACACCATTTACGGTATACTCTTCACCAACTTTAACAAAGTATTTCTTTGACATTAAATAGTTGTCTGCGAATACTTTACCATTAATCCAATCAATGGTTAATTCACCTTGTGTATTTTGTGCTGCAGGATTAGATGATTCAATATAACCTTGTACTAATGTAGAAATATCAATCATACCATATCCTGTAGGATTAGCACGTTGTTTAATTCTTTGAATTGGCGTTGATATACCAACTTCATAAATATCAAATACGTATTTAAAGTCTGTTGAGTTTATTTTTGTACTCAAGACTGACCATACGATTGGATTATAGGCTGGTGAAATCCATACTGGTTTGTATGATACATTTGAAATTGCCATGTTATTTAAATTTTATTTTATCTTTTATTTTGGAGCTCAAGTTGCCTACGAAGGTTTTCTTCTTCTCGCTGTTTATTTTTTCTGTGTGCGAGATAGTTGAAGATTCCGATAACGCTAGTTCGTTCAACTTCTCCAATTTTGGTAATATCGTCTCCTGCACAGTAATATATGATTTTGCTCCAGTTTCTAGCAGATCTAACATGATTTGGCTCGTTAGATCTATCATTGCTTTCTCCCTCAGTGTCGTCGCTGGATTCTGTGTCAAAGAGCTGAGGGTAGTTTCTACGTAATACTTTGACACTGCCAAAAAAAAATTCAGGGCACCCGCTACATACTTGATTGGTAAATCTAGGAATTCTTCAGCTCTATGCATCATTTTATCTGAATCATATGCTTCTACTTCCATCCACTTTTCAGTAATTTGTACTGCAGGTCTATAAAGAATTGCCATCATCATGTGCAACTTCTTTTGACTCATTGGATCTGTCTTTAATAAATCCATATCAGCAAATTCACCTAATGTAATTTTACTCATATCTAAAAAGCCATACAATTCACCTTTGTGAACAAAATTCTTGTGAAATGGTGTTGACTCTTCTAGATTTAAATAATTGTTTACAATGTTATCCCAAAGTACAATAAATTGATGCTTCTCTAGCTTCTTTAATTCACTCTGGTCACACTTTGATATGTGACTAACTATTTCTATTTTGGCAGCAAAATCTTGACGTACAATGAGATCCTGGATGTCATAGTATTGTTGTATACTAACATCTTCTATCTTGTATTCTTTACCGCTAATTTTAAACTCTATCATTTGTTGATGATTGTATTGTTGATTGTAAAAATTGTTGAACTGAAACTTTTAATTGACCTTCAATCATATCTCTCAATTGTCCTTCTATTCTAGCCATTGAAGTCCAGTTTTGTGCTCTAATACCAGGTCCACCTTGTGAATAACCCATCCACGGTAAACCAAAAATACCATTATCTCTAATAGTATCAAACTCATTATGGTTTCTAGTACCAAAGTTTGTATATTTTGCTTGGTCTGGTAATCCACTAGCATTTAAATCTATTGATAATTCCCAGTTACCTATATCATTTTTAGTCCATAGAATCATATTAGCATTGATACGACCTGCAAGTAAACCAGTTGCAAATGGATTTCTACCTTTTGCTGGTACTTGTGCACGAAGTTGTGATAGAACTAAAGCTTTAATTCTATTACCAAGTGCTTGCATTTGTGTATCATTTATCTCTGCTAATGTCATTACGCTACTGGATTGTTACAATGATCTAAAGGTGCTAAAGCTTCTATTTGTAATTGAACTGTCCAACCACATGTTGAGTTTTTATAACCTTCAAAAAATGGTGTTGCCACTGCTGGCAAACTAACATTAAAACGAAAATCTGCCCAAGTAGTCATTTTATATTTAGCTAAAATGTCTCTCAAGATTTCCATTGTGTTTGAATGTGTTCTTTCTTCAAGATCTAGTGAAGATTTAGCCAAATCCATAACAACCAAATCAAAATCATACGTTGTTGAACCTTGACTAATAGTAGCAGGTTGAGGAATTAACATTACATATGGATACTTGGCTGAAACTTGTTGTTCTTCAGTTGGAATTTCGATCATAGATGCAGGTCCACATCTAAATGTTTTAATAGATGGGTGATCGTTACATACTTGTCGTAAAGATTCTACGACATTTCTATAGGTGCTTGAATAAACTGACATAATTAATTATTATTGTTCTATAATTAAATATATCAGAGTGAGAAATTGAACTAGTTGGTCAATCTTTTTTTGCATTTATCACCATGCCATTTTCCATGGTTTAATTTATTTGCTATAGTACCGCAATGGATACATTGTATTTTTATCTGTGCTCGCTTTTGTACTTCTTTTAGTTTACCAGATTGATATGATTCTATACCATTTCTGGTTCTCATTGTCAATTCAGTCCATTCTAAACCATATTCTTTCTTTAAAGAACCTTCTAAAGCTAATGCTTGCTTGCGATTATCGAATTCTGCTACGCAATGCGCAAATAAATCTGTACGACCATAAAATTTACCACGACCAGATTGTGTTGGTTTTCTTCTTGTATGGTCGTACAATCTACTTTCAATACTATTACCTGTTTCGCCTACATATTCAACAGTTCCCATTGAATTATAAAGCTCATATACTTTGTATGTTTTCATGTATATTATATGAGCATCTTTATCTTTGTTTAGTCCAACCTATAAATTCACCATCTTCATTATAACCACTTGATCGTTTACCAGCAAAAGCATAAACACCTCCTTTAGGTTTACTCAGTGCATAACGTATTGCATCTATTGCGTGATTATGTTCATCAATTGGTCGATCAGTACCTTGTTTCCATGAATACAAGAATGCTTCATCGTGTAGGTTCGAACTATCAGGATGCATGTAAACTTCATATTCTTTGAGTGTATTGATACCTGCTTGAATTGAATCTGGTCCTTTATAGGCAGGTTTAACTGAAAATCCTGCTCTTTTTAATTCTTCTATAGATTTTGGTTCTGCAGAGTCAGCAATGATTTGATCGCGTGATGTAATACCAAGCTTTTTCATTTGCTGTACCAAATCTGCATTCGTGAGTCCTGGCGAGTAGATCAATTCTTTTAGATATAATCTGTTATTCTTCTTTTTGACTTCGACCAAAGCTGCCGGGTCATTCGAAAATCCAAAATCTAGACCGTATATTGTATCGTATTCCCCCGCCGGGTCAGGTGCACCAATTTGCCAATTATCAAAGATACGACCAACGATACCATCTAACCATTTACCTTCAATATGATGTGCATAATATTCAGGATCAATAGCTTTCATACGTTCCCATTCTTGTATTTTCTTTGGATCCAAGTTTTCTTCATTGTCTTTATAGGTAGTGTGAATAAACTCGTGATCGACAAACCATTTTGGGTTAGGTTGACCATCAATATACCATCTTTTATGTAGCCAATGTCTCTTTGAAGTAGGGTTAAATAGTATAAAGACCTTTCTTTCGTGGCCTTTTGATCTAAAAGAGTCATTTAGTTTAATAAATTCTTCTTCTGATGGCAATTCTGTGGCTTCATCTATCAATAAATGAGTTACACCAGCTAGACCTTTACCTTTAGCGGTCATTGTTCCGTCCTGTAACTTCATGGCGTGTGTGATAATCATATTACCATTTAAAGTATTGGTAATTTCATCACCTTCGATCTTTAGGAATCTTTTAATGTTCCAATCTTCTGCAAGATCGAGTATATCTCTGTAAATTGATGATTTAATTGACTTTTGGGTGTATCGCGACACAACACCTCTAAAGTAGTCATCGCCCATTAGACGAATTAAAAAGAATGCCGCTGCTTGCGTTGACTTTCCAGATCCACGTCCACCAGAAATCAGATAATATGTTTTATCTGAATGAAACATTGGTCCATATGGTTCTAGAATTTTAAAGTCCATTCTGTCTAATCTCTTTCTTTAATCTAGTTAATACTCTAGCAACACAAGTACCACATGTGGTTATTTGTTGTTGTTCGCCAGTAATATCATTATACAGATCGAAGATTATTTTAGCTTCATTAGGTGTGAAAACTTGTTTAGCAGAGATTAGAATCTTTGCATCTACTAATCTGTGTTTAATTTCTTCTGTCATTGTTTGGTTTATTTTGTTTATAATCAATTATGAATCCTATAGCAACTATGATGTTCATACCAAGACTCATTAGAATTTCATGTAGGTCTTCATATACATTTAACATCAAATGGACATGTCCGATCGACCAGAAAGGGATTGCCAAATTCTGAGAGATCCATACAACTGTCCATTTGATGAAATGTTTCATTAGTAATCAAGCCATTTTTCAAACATCAGTGTTATTGCCCCGCTTGCGAACATACAAACCAAGGAATATACACCAAAGCCAGAATAATACGAGACCAATAAAGATGTCCATTGTACTAAACAATAACTACAGGTTAGAGGCTTTCTTTCGAGATTTACGTTTGATAGGATTGACACTATCTTCAGTATCTTGTGATACCACGGATTTCTCAGCAATGATACTATCGTTAGACTCAACGACATGCTCAATAGCAGGCTCAGCGTTAACAGGTTTAACATTTTCTTCTTGATTTTTTACATTTAGGAATTCAACTTCTACTTCTGGACCAATTTTGTATTTGTTTCTCCAGAATTGAATGTTACGTTCTAATTTTGCGGCATCTGATCTAAATTCTAAATCAGTGCCTACAAATTTCCAGTGGATTCGAGTGTCGATAATTTCTTTACCGTTTACAATAAATTTAAACATAATAATTGATTTTATTTTTAATATTTATCCTATTTAATTTATAGGTTTTGTTTAATGTGCTTGCGCACACGCTTGATAGTTAATGCTATCGAAGTTCTTGGGATGCCAGTTTCTTTACTGAGTGTTGAATAATTGTGTTGACCTTCTGCGAATAATTTAAAGAGCTCGCGATCATACCAATCTAGACCTTCAATTAATTGGTTAACTCTATCAATGTCTAGTCGTTGATTTTCTTTTTCTGGTTTATCATGGTGGTCTAACTCTTCATGTTGCTTCATAAATTGTCTATGAAATGGACCTGTTTGACTACGCCATTGTGTCATGAGAATTCTAATTAAATAGAATCTTGCTCCACCAGAATCTATGATCGATTGTAAATTATCTTTGTTTGATAATTCTTCGATGCCATAGTGTAGTAGATCTAATGCTAGGTCATGATTACCTGTAATTTTATTAGCAGCGTCGACTAATGCAGAGTAATCATTAGAAAGGTATTCATTAAAATTCAAAAGCAAGAGTATGTTTTTAAAACTAAAAAGAGTTTAATGTATATATTAAACTCTTTTTTATGCTTTAGTCCTCTTTTTTAGGTGGTATTATAATATTTAAAGGACTATCAATTGTCATGTCCGTCTCTGTTTTCTTTGGAATAACAAATGGACTCAATTTAATTAGGAAGTCTAGTGCTCCTTTAGGATCGACTGATGCAGTTTGGTTTAACCATAACTGAATGTTTTCTAGATTACCATTTAATAACTCTAAATAGTAGGCTTTTACAGCTTCAGTAGTGGCATTACCTTTTCCCGGCGGACGACCATTAGGATTACCTGACTCACCTTTCTTGAAATTAGGATTTCCTCTCTTTGCCATGCTTCTCTAAATATAGTTTTAATAAATTTGCATTCTGTGCAGTTTTGGGATACTCTCGGCTCAGTTTAACTGGTTTGCCGATAGATTTATTAGCCAAAACTTTTTGGTTTGCCTGTGTGTTCATATAATATGTATTAGTTTAATGGCATATCGCAACCATCGCAAGGTTGTTCATATGGACCATAGCCAACTCCACCATATCCACCCGGTGCAGTACCAGTGCCATATGGATAGTTACGATACTTTCTCCAGTTGAAATACACAGAGTTTGTTTGTATACCACTAAAGTATGGTTTCTTGGTATCAGGTGCTAGTTCGCCATCGTTTGCATTCCAGTTAGCATACGCAGGATACAAATTCAAATGAAATGCCAAATATCTTTGCATCTGATCTACATATGATTCTGCAACTTCTTTAACATTAGATTGTAGGAATTTAACCTCATCTAATTCTACTGATGGTGCATTCTCTGAGTTTGGTTTTAAAATCGATTTGTTAAAGATCTTGTAGGCCAAAAATGGAATTGCATGGTAGAATGAATAGTTACAAAGGATTGGACCAATAAAATCATCTAACAATAATCTGTTAGGTGTTGATACTGCACCATTTCTAACTTGTTCTTTTAGTTGGTTATAGAATGTGCCACCTAAATAGTTGCGCAAGTAAATATCTTGCGCTTGCAGTACGTATGGCACTAAATCTTCAGGTGATACTGATTCGTGGATAGAAGTATAACTTTTTAGTTTTTCTTCTGATATAAAAAGGACGTTATATGCTGACATCTCGTTAGTTTTATTTTATTATTCTTGGGCTATTGTATTTTCAGCAGCCTCAATCATTTTATTTGGTTCAATGTACAATTCAACATCTTCGTAACCTCTATAATACATTAGATTGTCAAATGTTTTTA